TTGAATATGGTACTTTAGCTTCAGGATATACAGGAATTTAAATATGTCTAAAAGATACTTCGTTGGTAAACTCCCCGACCTAACAAAATTAATTACATATCAACCAGTCAACAATATTCTTGATTGGTACGTTTTCTCATTAGATTCTGAAGATATAAACGGAATCAATTCTCTAACAGACAGATTTGTAGAGATGGATAAAGAGATGGCAGTATTTGGTATGAGAAGTTTTGGTGACATTCGTTCTACCATTAAAGTTCCTGCTGATGATTTTAAAAATGAGGCAGATTTTGATAATCTATCTTATGCTGATATGGCACCTGAAGGAGCTAAAGTAGCAGTTCCTGTTACACAGAAAAGATATGACACTATTCTAAGAACTATGAAGTTCTTGGCAAAGTTAATCGTAGAACAAACTTTTGAACAAAGGTTCTTATCTCTAGACGATGGCGTTTCTGCACTAGAGAAAAAGACATGGGAATATCAAAATGACGATGTAGATAATAATAATGATTACATTATCAGAGAACTATCAACAGCAAAGGGTGTAGCTCCAGTTGATTTAAAAACAAAAATTCAAGAAAAAAGAAATGCTTACAACAGAAATGTAAAAGCACTCTATATTAAGTCCGCAGAAGTTAAAAAAGAGTTCTCAGATTGCGATACAATTAGGAAGATAAATAGGTTATATGAGAACTACCTCGGTCTTCCAATGCCAGAACAACAGGCAAAAGAAGAAAATAAATATACCCAAAATGAACAGGGTATTTTAATTAGACAAGAGGTAATTCCTGGTATTAAGTTCTGATCATTATTTTTTGATTTATTATGAGTGTAATTACAGATAAAGAAATTAGAGATATTGCTGTAAGAGTATCTCTTGGTATGTCGAAGAATCAAATTTTAGACTATGTGATTAAATCACATGTCACAGAAGATCGACAACTAAAACAAGTTTTATTAGAAATCGAGAACAGATCACATCAATATGAAAAAATGCTCCTTGATGAAAAGAAAGGAGATATTCGTTTACGTCGTGATAAAGCTACCTTAGATAAACTTATCGAAGAAAAAGGAGATGAGTTTGATATTGAATTTGCTGCAGCTGAAGTTGAGTTTGCCGAACTCGATAAAGAAATGTGGCATAGAAGAAAAGGTCAAGCAGAATATGAGTTACAAGTTTTCATAGATTATATTAAAGATAAAGGTTTAACAAAAGAAGATTTATTAAATTCAGTTGAATGGGATGAAGAAGATGAAAGAAAATATTGGATTGCAAGACTTGGTAAACAAGCTGCTTTAGATATTATGGCAAATGGTAGAGTCGGTATTGGCAACATGGATTCTATTGCTATGATGAAAGAAGAAGATCAAGTTGGTATTCTTGATGTTGCATCTCAGTATGCTTGTTTGATGAAGATCTCTATGGATAAGATTCAAGGAAGAACAGAGAAGTATTTTCAAGCATATGCAGAATCTCCTGACGTTCAAGTTCCTACATTCCATGGTGTAGAACACAACCTTAACATCCCTCTCCTAGATCAAATCCGTGACCAACTCAATGACAAGCGTCTTCAGTCTGCCGATCAACCCAAAGATCAATAAAAAATTTGCTGAGGAGACTTTTATACCATTCCTCATTGAGCATAAACATTTAATTTACGATCTATATTTTACCTGTCGTATTCCTCCTTTTAATCAGGATGCGATGGGTGATATTTTTGTAGTTGATCCTGTTAGTGGAACTACAAGAAATGCATTGTTTATTTCTCAAGAGACAGGTATTCCTTTGTCTGCCACATTTAATAACATGTGGATTAGACCAGATCAAAAAAATCTAGATCTGTGGATAGAAAATTTTAAACCTTTGTATGATAAGGGCGTTCGTATTGTAACTCTACCTCATACATCATGGGTTTCTTCAGGACAAATTCAAAGAGAATTTCCTGAACTGTTTATCAAAAACACAATCCTTAGAGAAGTCACAAAAGCAAATGAAATTGTTGCTTGTGCTAGGGCAGGATTTCACTATGTAAATCTTGATAGAGATTTGATGAGAGATAGAGATGCTCTCAATAGAGTTATCGAAGCAAAAGAGTATTGTGCATCTATTGGTAAACCAGTAAAACTATCATTACTAGCTAATGAAAATTGCTGGGGTGGTTGTCCTATTATGCCAGAGCATTATCAATACAATGCCACAAGAGATGATAGTCCTCAATATTTTAATTCTGAAATCAGTAGAGTATCTTGTTCTACTTGGGATGTAACAGAATCATCAGCATCTCTTAAAGCAGCAAACATTCCGCCATGGAGAGAAGACTGGCAAGAGTTTCTTGATCTAGGTATCGATGTATTTAAAATGCATGGTAGAGAAAGTGCTATCAGACTAATGGAGTCTATGGACATCATTAAAAAATGGAATGATGGTGATGAAATTCTTTTCCCACGTATGAATGTATACATGGAAGATCTTAATATGAAAGATCGTCCCATTGATATATGGAGAGATAAAATCAAAAATTGTAAGTTTGATTGCTGGGAATGTAATTATTGCGATACAGTTGTTGAAGCACATCTCAAAAAACAAGAGAGAGTATGTCACCCATTTGTAACCAGATGTTTAGACTCTATTGATAAAGCTATTGAAGGGAAGTCAAAGTTTGATCACGACATTCAGGGTCTAACTTCTGATAAGGTAAGACACTTCCTCAACAATCTTTGTTCTTACGAGGATACAAAGTATCTAGAAATTGGTGTGTTTAATGGCAGCACATTCTGTGCAGCAATTCAAGGTAATGATATTACTGCTTATGCGGCAGATCATTGGCGTGATGTAGATATCAAACCAATCAGAGAAGACATTCCATGGGATGATGAAGAAGGATCTATTGAAACATTCATTGAGAATGTTAAATCTGTGTGGACAGACAATAGTAATATTGCAATTTTAAATGGTGATATTCGTGAAGCTACAGAAGAAAATCTAGATCAAAAAGTAAATACTATTTTTTATGATGCAGATCATGAATTAAATGCACAGAGGAGTTGTTTAAATCACATTCTTCAATATACAGAGAATGAATTTATTTTAGTTGTTGATGATGCAAACCTTGAAGGTGTATTAACATCCACAAAAGATTTTATTAATGAGAATAACATCACAGTTTTATATGAGAGAAGTATTCTTACTGGTGAAATTGAAGATGTTAATTCTTGGTGGAACGGCGTGAATATTTTTGTATTGAAAAAGAATGAATCTAACTGACATTTTTCCTAAAGCTATTGGTAGAGAAATTTACCCAGACTGTGATGTATTGAAGAAACAAATAGTTGACATGATGAAAGGTGAAGATATGATCACCAATGCAATGAATAATAAACTACATCATTATGACAATACATCAGGTAGATCATTTCTACACAGAAAAGAAATGTCAGAATTTAAACAGTGGTTAGAAGATCAATGTACTTCTTTTGTTGCTGATGATTTAGGATATGATCTTCCTGAGAGAATGATTATTACTGATAGCTGGTTAAATTTATGTGATACTGGTGGAAGTCAGTATCCGCATTTTCATACTAATGCATTTATATCTGGAACATATTATGTCTGTCATGAAGAAGGACATGCACCATTATTTTTCAGACATCCAGATGGTTCTACTCATTCACAAGCGCCATCAATTTCATTGTTACCCGACATGGATAAATTGGGGAAATATAACTGTGATGTTATCATGCATCCTTCTGAAGGAGAGGTGATGCTATGGCAATCTAATCTTACTCATGGTTATTCTGATAACCAAAAAGATGGCAGAGTTTCTATCTCTATGAATTTTATGCCTTCATTAATTGTTGATGATAGGTATTCATATAGAGTTTCTCCAACATGATAAATACAGTATACATTACCATATTTGATAATAATGACTATGGATCCCGCACAACTAAAAAAGAATTTTGAAGAGCAAATTGCTACTACAGAAAAGCAAATTCGCGAATTAGAAGAGAATCTAACTAAAGCAAAAGAGTATAAAATTAAACTAGCAGGTGGTCTAGAGACTATTGGATTGCTTTCTGGAGAAGAAGAAGCACCTACAGAACCTCCTACTGACACAGCACCCGCAAGCATCGAAGCTTCCTAAATAGGAATGAAGGGATTTTTTGTGTGTAATGGCATCTCCAAACTCAAGAGCTGATCTCATCACATATTGCAAGAGGCAATTGGGTGAACCTGTATTGCAAGTTAACGTTGATGACGAACAAGTAAATAATGTAATTGACGATACTGTTCAGTTTTTTCAAGAGAACTGCTATAACGGTATGGAGCGTGCTTTTTTATACCATGAATTAACTGCTGACGATAAAGCTAGGTTTTCAGCTAGTGTATCCACAACTAAAACAGATGGATCTGATACTGTAACTTGGAAAGAGACAACAAATTATATACCTATACCATCCCATGTAACTGGTATTAGTAAAGTATTTGGTCTTGTCAGTAACTCAATCCGTTCAAATTTATTTGGTATTGAGTATCAAATGTTCCTGAATGATCTATATGCATTCGGATCACTTGATATCCTCAACTATTATATGACTAAGCAATATCTAGAAACTCTAGATATGGTTCTAAACAATGGAAGTTTCCAGCAGTTTAGATTTACAGCGCGTCGTGACCGTCTTTATATGGATTTGGATAAAGATTTCTTAAAACAAGAATCTAATATCCTTATTGAATGTCATCGCATGATTGACCCCAATGATGCTACTGAGATGTACAATGATTTATTTGTTAAACGGTATGCCACAGCTTTGTTAAAGAAGCAGTGGGGTCAAAATCTAATTAAGTATAACAACGTTCAGTTGCCTGGTGGTATCACACTTAACGGTAGAGAGTTATATACAGACGCATTAGCAGAAATTGAGAAAATCGAAAGTGAAGTTCTCAGTAAGTATGCAATTCCCCCTATGGATATGATCGGATAAAATGCCTACCAGTTCCTATTTTCCAACATACTATCAAGGTCACAGTGGCGAACAAGGTCTCGTTCAGGATCTTGTGGAT